GATCAGATGATAAACTTTCTATACCTGCAGCTGCGGATGCAACTGCTCCTGACTGTAATCCTGTGTTATCTCCTACTTTACCGCTCATAATTTTTTTCCTAACTGTCTGTAACTGTTCTTGCTGTTACTACAAGATCTAGTTCTTCTGTACTATTTATTGCTGTATATCCACCACTAGTATGACCACCACACACTAGTCCTGTTGATGCTGTTCCTGCTCCTCCAGCTTGGGCTCGTAATGTACTTAAACCAGCATGACCAGTAGCCCAAGCAGTTCCATTGTAAGATTCAACAACAGTAACTACTGTTGCTCCTGAATCTGTAGATCCTCCACAAGTAACTGCATCACTTAAAGTACCAATACTTGCTGAAGTATGTTTTGCAGTATTTAGATTTCCACCTGAACTCCAAGTAGAACCATCATACTCTTCACAAACTGCCGAAGCAGCAGATATATATCCACCTACCGAAAGCCCTGCACTTTGTGTTCCACATCCTGTTAAATTATATCTTGCTGTTGATAAATTTCCTCCAACATCTGTCCAACTTGTGCCATTATATTCTTCAGTTTCTGCATCTGATGCAGAAATATATCCACCGAAAGAAAGACCTGCTGTTTGTGTACCTAATCCTCCCAAACTTTCTCTTGCTGTATTTAAATTATTACCTGCTGTCCAACTAGCTCCGTTATCTTCTTCACTTGCATTTAGATTTGCCATTAAGAAGCACCTCCAAATTTAAGACCTGCTGTTTGAGTACCACAACCTGTTGTATTTTTTGCTGCTGTATTAGCATCTCCAACTCCAGATGTGGTCCAAGCAGTTCCATTATATTCTTCACATTCTGCTGTTGCTGAACCACTATTACCACATACTGATAAAGTAGCACCTTGTGTTCCCATAACTGCATGTCTTCTTACGGCTGTTCCCATATTTCCACCAGATGACCATGCTCCTACATTCCTTGCAACTTTCAAGGTATTGGCAGTTGTGTTATACCATACTAATCCTTCTGATAATGTTGGGTCATCACTTCTAATTTCTATACCAGCGGATTCCTCTGCTATTACTCCGCTTCCATATCCTGAATTATCTCTTGTTTTTGCCATAATTTTTTTAACTGTCTGTTATTGTTTGGGCTGTTACTGCTACTGCCCATTCTTCTGATGTAGCTGAATCAGAACCAGTTGATCCACCCCAAGCTACAGCTAGTGTAGATATTCCTGCCATACTATGTGTTTCTTTTGCTGCAGTTAAACTATTTCCCTCTGTTGTCCAAGAACTTCCATCATAAGTTTCAGTAGTTGCTACTAAGCTACCCGTATCTCCACCACAATTTACTGCCGCAGTTTGTAATCCAACCATTTCAAAATCTCTTTTTGCTGCAGACATATTTCCTCCGGCACTCCATGAAGTACCATTATATTCCTCTGTGGTAGCTTTGTATTCTGTTCCACCTGCTGCAAAACCAGCTGCCTGCGTGCCACAACCAGCTAAACCACTTGCTGCAGTTCCTAAATTATTACTGGCTGTCCATCCTGTACCATTATATTCTTCTGTTGTATTTTTATCTGCCATTATGTACTATCTGAACCTCCAAAATATAGTCCTGATGTTTGTGTACCCGCTGCTGCACCATTATATCTCGCTGTATTTAAATTACCAGATGATGTCCATCCTGTACCATTATACTCTTCTGTAACATTGCTTAAGCCGCTTGCATAGCCACCGCAGCTTGCTCCTGCCGTTTGTGTTCCAAAATTAGATAACCAATATCTTGCTGTATTCATGTTTCCACCTGCTGACCAATTTGTTCCATCATATTCTTGTGTTCCATCTGTATCGGTACTAGAACCAGAACCCATGGCTGCTCCTTGTGTGCCACAACCACCTCCATTTTTAAAAACAGCAGATAAAGAATTACCACTAGTCCAAGCACCTACATTGTTATAAACTTTTAATAAACTTGTTGTTGAGTTGAACCAGCATTTTCCATGTTCTGCAGTTGGATCAGATGATAAACTTTCTATACCTGCAGCTGCGGATGCAACTGCTCCTGACTGTA